CTTGGATGGGAATAACAGGAGCAGATTTCTGTTCTTCTTGTTTCAAATAATCTATCTGTGTTTGCCCTGATGTATTTGTGAAGACTCTCATATATCTTTTTCAAGAATCTCATAATCAACCTCAATCCTCCCGTATTTTATCCCCGCTCCTTCATCTGGGCGTATAAAAACCCTAAAATTATCACATATTTGGTTATCTGGGGTAATCGTCAATTTCTTTGAGGTTATCACTCCATCCCCTGCGTAGGAGATGTTGCCAATATGAATCTGCCTATCTCCATAATCTAAGTCAAGCAATACGTCATCTCCCTGTCCACTTGCCAATGCTTTGAAATATAACTTAACATAGTTTATTCTTGTTCTTTGGGGAAACTCATAGTATAGAGATTTATACTGCATTCTCGCAGAATCAACACTGGTCATATCGGCTCTCCTTATACTGCCCACAGAACCATTCCAAGCAGTGAAATATACAATCCCAGCGCTTCCAGTTATGGGTGCTCCTATTTGCGTAGATGTACTCACAAAAGATATTGGATTAGAAAGCGACTTGGGGACTCCGATTTCTGGAGAACCATAAAGAAACAAATTACCATGATTCTTCTCTCCTATCAAAAGAGAATTTCTAAAGAACCCTACGGAACCATGACTGGTTGGATAGTGTCCTGAACTCTCGCCAGAAACATTATTCTCCAATACCTGAATCATATTAAACCTATTCCCATCAAAGTTCTTAATAACGCCTTTTTTATTGTGGTCTATAGTGAAAAGAAGAAGTTCATTATTTAGGTTGAATGCAGCTTTCACTACAGGGTCGTCTATTGGAATTCTACGGTTAAAATTAGGTGAAGTTCCATCCCAAAAGAAAACTACATTTTGTCCAGTGAAAAGTCCGCTATAATCTGTACCGTAATCCACCATTATTTTTCTTGCACATATCCCAAGAAACTCTCCCGCGTCAAACAAAGCATACGCAAGATAGCCTAAAGGAAGTTGAAGTTTATTTTCGGTAAATACAGAATTCTTCCCATCAAATGCTTCTATATCCCCTCCATCTACGATATAAAGAAAACCATTCTCTCCCCATTGCAACATAGGATGTGGTTGTACTCGGTCTAATACACCAGCTCCTGAAGGAACGGTGGACATATAATCGTCATCAAAGCTACCAGCAGATATATTGTATGCTCCTATATCTCCATCAACACCATCATTCCAAGCATACATTAACCTGTCTAAATCTGTCCCAATGTTATAAATAACTAAATCCGTTATCTTGGCAGGGCCAGCGTGTGCCCCATGAGGAGAAACAGTATGGGGGAAAACTGTCCCGAATGTCGCCAAATTAGTAACAGTACTTACCTCCATAATTCTTCCTGCGGTATCTGCAAAATACATCTTTTTGTTGAAATCATCTATTACCGATTTTGCGTTTACTTCTGAAATCGTATTAGTTATCAAAACGCTTTCTGGCCCAGGACACATATACCCGTAATGTGAAGGATTGAATAAATTGACTGATTTTCCAATGAAAAAGGAACCTTCTTTACCTATTCTATCCGAGAAGGAAATGCCGCTAAAGAAATTTGTTATGTCTATCTTTGCCATTTAACCCGTAATCTCATGCTTATCTTCCCAAGTCCAAGAAGGACTCGCAGACTTTGATTGATGTGTCCAAGAAGGACTCGCAGACTTTGATTGATGTGTCCAAGAAGTAACATTTTTACTTAAAAAAGTCCAAAGTATCCTGGCGTTTTCTCTTAAATCCAAATTGACTATTCCAGTTACTAAATTTATGGCATCGCTTACTACTATCTCTAAACTTCTTCTTATAATAGAGATACTTTCTGAAGCAAGCGCTACTGTATCTTGGATATTCAGTTGAAATCTCTTGAATAAGAAAGAGGTACTTTCTGTTGCCAAAGTAATTGATTCCCTCTGATTGAGCGAATTTACTACGGTATCCCAAAAATAATCAGCCGCAGTATCGGCAGAAACTTCAAGTTGAACGGTATTATAAGGCCCATCAGCTTGAGGAGTTTTCCAAGCAGTCCAACTATCTCCATCAATACGCATTCTCATCTGATAACTCGGAGAACTATGCCATTCTATTTCAATCAAATACCAAACATCAGCGAGTAAATTGGATTTTACGGTAAACCAATCTGCTATCCCTTGGTCAAAAACATCTATTCTGTTTCCAAAAAATCTAAGGAGAATAGCATTTGCCTGCGTCACCGTTAAAAGATTAAACTGGCTTGAATCATCCGCATCAGAAACGCTCGATTTCCTCAAATAACAAGATATACTCCCATCAGAAATCGAAGTTCCAGTATTCGTTATATCAACATTTGTTATCCCGCTTACTGTAAATTTAATCGCTTTTGCTCCTGATTGGACTGTTGTCCCCTGAACATCAAATCCAGCATTTCCCGACCAACCTCCTTGTGCATTCAAATCCCCATCAGCGTAAGAATCAAAATTGTCTTGAAGTATGATAGCCATGCTTAGAAAACCAGCAATTATTTTCAAACTGTTTCATTTTTGCTGGCTAGTCAACATCTATGGAATACGATACCTGCAAATCAGAACCGTTATCCAATGCTTTCGCCGTGAAGTTCGTTGTCCTGCCAAGAATCCTTGCTGATGAAGCTGAAGTCGCAATCGCTACTTCCTTTACTGTATAAGAAGCAGTCGCACTAAAGGTATGCAAGAGCTTTGCCGTATCGTTGGTTGTATCCGTGGTTACCTGTGTAGCGGTTGCTCCCGCGGGCGATAAAGACCCAATAGAGATTACAGCCTTCAATGCTATATCTCCTACTACTGCTGCCGTTCCTGAAGTTCCCAACTGAATCGTGTCGAATACGGAAGCCCTTTGTCCGTTAATCAATCCTGCAACCTGGTCTATCCCCATGTTTGTAATTGTGTTGCTGAATGTTTCTTCAGACAACACCTTTCCAGTCTTTCGCTCAATCTGTCTTAACGTAACTATTCCTCTCACCGAAATTTGTTTTGCTCCTCTTAAATTCATTGTATTTTGTTTGTTTTATTATCGCGACCTTTAATACATTCCCTCATCGTTGGGCCGTATCCGTGGGTTTGAATCTGGATTCCTATGCCTTCTTGCATAAAATTCATTCATATCGGTTTCTACTTCTTTTAAGAGTATATTCAAAGAATTCACACTATTGAACATTTGCCTTCCCACCGCAAAATCCATACAAGCTCCAACAGGAAGAATTCGATGGAATTGTTTTGCAAAACCTGGCTCTTGAGTTGTAGCAGTTGCGTTGAACTGAATTACATCCCTTGAAACATATACTTTTAATCCATCTGTTAAGGTTACATATCCAGTCCCTGGGGCTGGATAAAGTACAAGCGATCTTCCTACTACATCATAACAAAGAGGCATACCAGAATCCTCATAGTATTCTGTTAAAGCAATATCAGGAATCTGGCTTTTATCAATCGGGTCAATAACAACATAATCTCCATCTTGGTTCTTCACTTCTACGCGTTCTAACTTTTGGGCAGAAGAAGGAAGCTCATAATCCTGTTGGTTAGCTACTAAGTCAGCAGTAGCAATGGGCAAAGTAGTCTGGTTGGTGTCATCAAACTCCCAATCGCCAACCATTTTCCATATCTTATTGGAAACTTGATTGTATCTATCGTTTATGAGGCGAGTAAATCGCTGCTTCAAATTACTGGAATCGGTAATTTGTCCATTGTTATACCCCAACAAATCTTCACACATTTGAAGCATCCCTGTTTTGGTACTCGTGTCCGAAAAACGCATTTAGGTTGGCATTAACGACTTATAAACATACGACAAATCCATTCCCACATAGTGTTTTGCAATATAATCCAAATGACAATATATCTTGTATCCTTTGTCTTGCGCTCTCTTGCAAAATGCTATATCCATTCCATACCTTCGGATTCCTTGTGAATCAAACACATCTGAAAATGGAGATTGTACTTCTTCTAAGACCTTTCTTGAAAGTATCATACATCCTGTTCCTACGGCATCCACCTCCACTAAGCCTTCATATCCTTGAAAATGTGCGGGTTGATACGTTCCCTCTCTATTTCTCATGAGTATTAGCGGAGCTACAGTGTTTTGCTGATAAATGAAGCATACGGGAGAGATAACATCTTTTTGGAAATCAACAAGATTTAATACGTTCTTTGGCGGTACAATATCAGAATCCACCATCATCAAATAATCAAACTCTTTTTTTAATAAAAATTCCTGTACTATTTTGTTTCTATTATTGGAAATTGGTTTCTCGTTCGGATAAGTTACAAATGTGTCATATTTCCCTTGGAATGGAAGATCATGAAGAAAAGCGGAAAGCTCGATACGAATTTCACCTTGATTAAGCACTGCTACAAAGATTTTCTTGTTCTTATTCATGAATACCAAATTGTTTAAGGATTTCTAATTTTTCAATGTCATTGAATTGTCTTCCCCGCTCTGGGTTGTTCCACGAGGTCGATATATTTCCTCCGTGCACTCCGCACATGTATCTTCTGTCAGACAACTGGATAGCATTAAACACTTTTGGTATGAACTCATGGCTTTCCAATCCTTCTATGTATTTTAGATGCTTCTCTGCATTAAAGAATGTCTCATAAGGATAAATAATCGTGTACTTGGAACATGATGTTTCTCTGTTCCATTCAGCTACCCTTTGATTCTCCATATCGAATACATATCCATTCAGATAGTACAATGCTTTTCTCTCTTTCGGCTCTTGAGCTTGTATCTCCGCTACTGCTTCTGCTGAAAACATATCATCTGAACCCAAATCTGTTTTGTACACCCAATCCGCCTGCCCTGTCTTTTCTTGAACCTCCTTTAAGGACTTCTCCATCCGTTCTTTCAAGGTATCGTTGTGCCAAGTTCCTCTATCATCCCACATCATTATACCATTAAATGTTAAGACGTATTCGATTCCCGCGTTTTCAATCGCTCTTTGAATTCTATGCGTTGTAGGGTTTTCTTTTTCCTCCGCACGAAACGAAATCCAAAGGACAAAATCTTTTTCAGTTTGGTTTTTAAGTGATTGTAAAACATACTTTTCAAATAAGTTAGCCCTATATTCATACCAACTATTCCCCTTAAACTCTTGAATTCCAAGTCCAGTAAAAGGAACATAAATTAAATGTATTTTCTTCATACCGGTAAAGTAAACACAAACCTCCAATCATCATTTGCTTCAGGAATTCCTGCTGCCCAATTAACTCTTTCAAAATCAGTATCTTGGGGAATATACCTTTTGAATTTGTCCTTATCCATATCGGAGATAATAATTGCCTTTTTAGTAACTCTCTTTAGTTCACTGATAGCCTCTTCTAACGAATTTGCATCAAAGAAGTAAAGAACCATATCAGCTATTGTTACATCCATGCTTTTATCTGGATAGGGCATATTGCGGATGTCAGCCACTTCAAACTTTATCTGCGGGAAAAGACCCTTAGCTTTTTTTATAAAATCTTCAACTGTATCGCAACCCCATAATTTCACATTGGGATATTCTTCAACCATCCATTCCAAGTTACCTCCCCAACAACAACCTGCCTCTAAAATGCTTTCAGGATTAAATTTCTTCACTCTGTCAAAGACTAACTTCCTGTGATTATGATATGGCCATTTTATATTTTCAGTATCCATTGCGGTCTATTACCTTCTTCTCCAGTTGGCTTGAATCCCATTCTCACCAGCCACTTTCCGAAAACTTCTCTTTCTGGGTCTGGCGTTGCGATTACTCCTATCTTATTTACCTTCTTTTGTTTTGCTACTTTTATCAATTCTTTTAAGAGTCCTTCTGCGATTCCCTTTCTACGCTCTTTCTCTTCCACGAAAATCTGATGTTGTTCAATGTAGTCATCTCTTGCTACATAATTCAAGTAACCTATCACTCGTCCGTCTTTTACCGCTTCAATCCGATTGTCTTCCGCATCCAGGACAAACATATCTTTTACTCCCACCCATGTTTGAACTCCAAACATGATTACAATCAGTTTTTATCTCTATTTCTACGTCAGCAGGTTTGCTCGTGTTTTCTTTTGGTTTGTTTTTTACTCCTTTAGGTCGAGCCATAATTTCGTATCTTATTACCACTCCCGTTTCATCAGTGGCGTAATAGTTATTCGGGAACAACCTTTGGAATATCTCAATGTCTTCTTTGTTGTCGCTTAGGTCATGCCATAAGCTATGATTTGCTAATCCATAGAACTCATCTTGATTTTCTTCCGTAATTCCCAGCTTTCCATAAACATCTTTTAGCATCCCCTCTATAATCTGTGCATTTTTGGTGAATACTTTGAACTTCGGTCTGTACCAATGGTCAGCATTTATCCCATCTTTGAATTTCTGAATCCCGATATATCCCTTGTGGTCTTGATACAAAATATGCTGGAGCCCAAACGAACAACCGACATCCACCACCATCTTATCTTTTGGAATTAACCGCGCTATTTTAATGTTTTCATCTACATAACAAGTATATCCATCTTCAGTTTTTACTCCCTTTTCTGCGATAATCTCCTGGGCATAATCCTCAAATTCCTTTTCAAATCCTTTAGCATAAAGGTAAAGCGACTCTATCTCTCGTATCATAATTCTTTAACCGTTTTTTTCAGATTATGTACGAATCCCATCCAAGGAAATTTATTCAGGCTTCCCTTAATAGACTTTCTGCCTTCGTGATTCCAATCTTTCGTGTCCTTTAGTTTTTCCATCAGTTTTTCCAGTTCTTCTTCTGTTTGATAGTTCCAAGTGTATGGGAACTTCATAAGCGATATACAGTATTGCCCCATTAAAAGTGCCTTCACTATCACCTCGCTTAACCCTTCGTGGGCATTTCCTCTAAATCCGCATTGATACTGACGTATTTCCTTGTTCAGCTGCTCATTTGGTATCTGCCCGTGAAAAAGTACATTTCTTGGTTTCTCCTCCATATTCCAGTCAAAAATTCCGTAAATGTGGAATGTGTAGGTTGGAAATTTTCTTGCCATCGCGTACATCATATCAACTCCATATTCTATCTCCCTCTCTGGATGAGCGCACATCCAAACATGAGGATCCACAGAATGGTTATACGCCAGTGGGAAACTATCCTCATTCTCCAAGAATGAAGGAACTACCTTAGCTTCAATACCAATCTTTTTAAGGTTTTCAGCTTCCACTTCAGTTTCACAATAATGCTTTGCGTCTGGATATAGTTTAAGTATTCTCTGCCATTCTAAATTATCTAAAGCATTTAAGATGTCAGAACCGCACCAAAATACGTTTACTTTCACTCCTTCAGGTAGGTAATACAATGCGTCATAATCATGTTTGGTATATAGTCCGAAGAAAAGCAAATCCTTATCTGTGTCATTATGCCCCTGCCACTCTTCCAACTTCCAAACTTCCTTTATCTTATCCTTGAAGTTCACTACGCTTAAACTTGTTCTAACTCGCATTGGATTTTGCAAGGTTATCTTTTATTACACTCAACATTTGTTCAACTCTTTTATCCCAAGTATGAAAAGATAAGACATAGTCCCTACCTTGTTGCGCGACTTGTTTCCTCTTTTCTGCGTTCTCTGGTTTCAAGAAGAAATCTAATGCTGCACCAAGTTCTTCTTCTAAGCTATACCCCACAAAGTGCGCTCCTTCATCAACCCCTGATTCTTTCAATCCATGCAATCTTGGATGGAGAAGAAATCCGCCGGAAGATAATACCCTATAAACATCATTATCCCAGTAAAAGTCATTCATTCCCCACTTTGGCACGAACACAATCTTCGCCGACTGGCATATATCATCAAAATCTTTTCCATCAAACATTCTAAACTTCTTCCCTAACGCTAACTTCAACTTTGATATTATTTCCTGCCTTCCACCGTATACCTTCCCTATAAACGCTACATCACAAGCTAAATCTTCCCTGTACTTACCAAGTTCTCTTTTATGCGTTCCTTCGTGAAGACAGTAAATGTTTTCCCATGTATGCCTTCTAACCCATGTATCATCATTCAGAAAAGCGTAATCTACAGAAGGAAGTATGGTAGCCATATATTCCTCTCCAAATCCTACAACTCTGTCCAAATACCACATCACCTTTTTACAGGGGATTTTCTCTAAAAGCTGGTATAACCCACTTAAACCCATATAGAAAGGAAGTTTTCCTATATCCTGTTCTATTCCTAAGTCCATACCTGCGTTGTGGAATAACAGCATATCTGATTTATTCGCCTGTTTTACCAATTCCCTTACGTCTCCTTTTTCAACATCAATTTCAATTACTTGATGTTTCTTTTTAAGAGCTTTGGAAATATGTCTTTCGGGATATTCCCCGTTAAACCTGCCGAAATATGTAATTCTCATACTAAACTTTTATTTTCAACAATTTCTCTTCAAGCATCTCTTTCTCTCCTTGATATAATAGTTGATTATCATATAGCTTATGATGATTAGGGCAAAGCCACATACATTCTTTTCCACCCTTGCATTTTGGAACCATATGACAACTTTCTAAATATCTATTAAATCCACAAATCGAACATTCTTGTTTTGCCTTTTTTATCTTTCTTTCAACACTTTGTTTCTTCTGAAGTTTACGATTATAGGCATACAATCTTTCTTTATGCTTTTCTATATATCTTTTCCTTTTAGCTTTAACTTTATCTGGATTATTCTTCTCCCAACGGCGATAATACTCTTTCGTATTCGTTACCATATTAAATTTTTAAGAACTGGACGTCATTCTGGACTTGGCTCAAGCAGAATGACTACAAGAGCCAAGTCGTCCAGCACCGTTACTTCTTATTGTACAGTTACCATCTTCACTCCTGCATTCTTGTCCAAGTCTGAAATACCATACGCTAGGTCTCCGATTACTCGGAACGCCTTTGCATCTGCGACTGGCATCGTAGCAAGCCGTGGGCCTACACCCATACCGTCAATGTTTCCGATAGCATACACAATGGCTCTCTTATGAACCAATGCGTTAATCTTGGCGGTCGATGGATATCCATCACCTCCAATACCGCTACCTGTTGGCACATTGAGGGATAGATACACTGGGTATCCATACAGATTTGCTACAGGGGAGAATCCATCGGAGATTACTGCTTTTCCGAAGATACTCGCATCGTAGTATTGATTCCTTCTCAACAGTTGCCCAAAGAATACGTTCGGATGGATGAAGAATGCCATATCCGGTTGCGGCATACTTCCTGAATGCGAGATTCTCACTGCTTCCTGAACAGTAGTATTGTTCATCGAAACTAACGATGTTCCAGTCCTAAAGTTCATGTTTCTCAAATCAGTAAGAATCGTAGCATCCAAGTTTTCTGCCAACCGGTAGGCAATATCCTCCCGAAGATACATATTCTGAAGGTTGTACTTAGAAGCAATCCTACCCCATTCAAAGTCTGAAAATTTCTTTGAAGAATACTTCCAGTTATTGATCGTTAGGGTAGTTCTTGTCTCTACAACAACGAAGTCAGAAATTGCTCCAGTGGTTGTCGTGAAAGACCCTACTGCTGGCCCTGTGGTAAGGGACGGCAATGTAATTGTGTCTCCGCCACCTTTCAGCTCATCTGAAAAGTTCATGAAGAATTGAGCTGCTGTCAATCTCTCCTTGAAGTACACTTTTACATAACTCGACCAAACCTCGGGTGCGAAGGGCCTATAATTCGTACCTCCTGCCATATGTTAAATCCCGCCTTCTCTTCCTTCTTTCTTCAAAAGTTCTTCCATCTGTTTTGCTACCTGCTGTTCAACTCTTCCTTCCTTAATCACCTTTTGAACATCCACATCACTTGTGGTGTTAAAGGGAGAAGAAGGTTCGGGCACTTTACTTTCTCTCGCGACCTTTTCCCGTGTTGACTGTATTGCAGCTTGAACCATTGAATCTTTTTCGGCCTTTAAGATACCGTCAATATCCTTAGTAGAAGCGTTCCGAATAATGAATTCGGTCTCCTCTTCGGAATAATTGTTCAGTGCCTTGCCGAGACGGACTACTTCCAACGGGTCATTAGTGGTAATCCATTCTTCTGGCTCATTCCCTTTAGATTTAAGCTGTTTTTCAAGAGTTCCAACTTTCTTTCTAAAGTGCTCTTTTTGCGCGAGAGCTGACTGCAATTCCTTTGATTTTTCCTCTGGCTTTTCTGCCGCAGGAGTTTCTGGGATCTCCTCCCCGTTTGGATTTTCAGGAGTTTCCTCTCCCCCCAATTCAGGAGTTGGGGTCTCCAATTCGTTATCCATTTTTACAAGTTTAGTCTTGATTTCATTGGCTTTTTACAGGGCGTTTTGTGCCCAAACGACTTTTTAATTTACTACTATCCAATTTCTGCCATCATATACTTTTATCGTTTTATCCTGCCAATCTTTATTGATGTACATTTTTAACCTTAGCGGTTTCCAATCAAACCCATTCCACACATTTATCTTCACTATTTTCGGTCTTGCCCAGATTTTCCACCACGGGAATCCTCCTTCTTCTGTGGGTGGGATTGCTATCGTAATCTCCTGAACACTGGTAGAACTCTCTAGCACTATGCTATCTATTTTGCTTAAGATATATCGTGGAACAAATGTTGTTACGCTTTCTACCAAAGCAAGTGTTTCTATTATTGCTATGCTTACTGCCTCACCAATCTTGGTTATCGAAAATGATTCTTGCAAAGATATGCTCTCTAAGGCAGTAAGAGTGCGCCGTATTAGCGAAACGGCAGAACTTTCCACGAGAGCAATCGTCTCGCTGCCTGAATTATTCGTCTCTTAATAGTCGCAGTGATACTATCTACTAAAGCAATCGTCTCACTAACTGCCACGGTAAATCTTTTTATTGCTAACGATGCTGTTTCCACTAAAGTTATACTCTCCAACTTCGTAATTACTCCTCTTAAAAATCTGACTGCGAAACTCTCTACTAAAGATATTGTTTCTAATGCGCTTATTAGATGTCTTTTAAGCGTTGCCACAATGCTGTCTGACAGACTTACTATTTCTGTTGCAGTTATAAAAAGAAACTGTTTGAACGAAATCGTTTCCGATAAAGCGAGAGTATTTGTTGTTGAATAACGCCAGCGGGCTGGAGCAGACATAATTTGGGATAAAGCGATAGCTTCCGTGGAAGTAATTGTTTGTGCTCCCGCAGCCTCTGGCCCTCCATACCCTCGAATATAGAAATCAAGGTTTGCAGTGTCAATATAATACTCGAGGACTTGCGCTACATCCATTGAAACGACCAATACTCTTGTCTGACCTGCAATTACCCATGGAGTCCCAGATGAAGTTAAATCAAGCGTAGAACCATTCTCTCTTAATAGAGCGTTGGTATTTACCCCAACTGATGTCATCTCAATAATCACATAGTCTGCGGTAGCGGAAGTATTCGCGGTTAAATCCAAGTCTGTCCACGCTCCTGTGGTTGCTTGGCTTACATTTGTAGCATTTGCGACATTCGTATGTCCCGTAGCACCAGAAGCAATATATCCTGTTACATAAATCCTCCCTGTCGTAGCTTCTCTAAAGCCATCAAATTCCCCAGAGACATTTAATCCCGTTACTGCACTTGTTCCACCTTTTATATCTAAATCCCAGTTTGCTTGCCTCGCGTCAGTAGAATCTCCGTGGCGTACCGCAACCTGAAGAATTGTTGTTGTACTTGTATTGATAAGATGGTTCATTACTGCTACGGCAGTATCTGGAACGCTCGCTGAATTGATTGTTTGCCAAGAACCCGCAGTCGGAGAAACATCAACCCAGGGATCTAAACCAACCACATCTGAATCTGTTTCGGCTATTAAATACACATTTGCTATTGCTTCATCAGATTTAAGCTCAAATATGCCATTCGCGTCCAAAGCCACCCACACATACGCAGCGGAACTTTCTGCCGCTACATCAAAAAGTATATCCTGCGTTGAACCATTCTTCCTTATCCCAACAGTAGGATTCGAAGAAGCGTTAGTATCCAAAAACAGCTGTACCATCGTGGCTCCTGCCGCTACCGTTCCTGAAACATCAATGTCCTGATAACTGCTATTAGCTGTATATGCTATATCAACCCAGTTCGTATATGGTTTTACGATACCTCTAGCCATTTAAAGTTTCCTCATAATTATATAAACTATCTGCAACATTCTCTAAAGTACATTGAGGTTTTTTTGCTGCTAAGTTAACCCCAACTGAATCCATCACTAAATTTCTTATAGTGCTATCCATCTGTTGCGCTGTAATACCTTTTTTGTAAATAGAAAATACTGCGGGTTTGATATTCCCGTATGTTGTCTTATATTTATTTACAAGCCAACGAATCTGCCTTTTCCTTGAAGCTAAAGCGTCAGCTCCAAACAAAATAATTTTGTTTTCCCCTTTTTTCTCTCCATTGTATTTTGGCAAACCAGTTAGTTCGTCAATATCCGAATACCAATCCATATCTGGGTCTGCACTTTCTTTTGCGAGAAAATATGAATGTACAGCAGATAAAATCCCAGAAATACTAACGTACTCCTCTTGAGTTAGCGTATCCCCTCCCCAAAGCGGAGCAAGTTTCCTCAACTCCTCTTCTCTGAAACGGAATACAGCATCTATTTTATCTGAAATTGCTCTGTTTTTCATTTATACAGTTACCCAAATATCTCCAGTTTCAGGCGACATTGGTTCTATTGTGCTTACGGTAATCTTTGGAATATCGCCTTGTCTTTCTTGCAATACCTCGACTTTCTTTTCTAAATTCTTTTTTGTATTCTCCAACTCTTTTTTCATATCTTTTTCAAATTCTTTCATTCTTCTTTCGTGCATCATAAATGCTCTCCCTATCAAATCTTCTGCTTCCTCCTTAGTAAAATGTTGGACGGCAATATGCTCTAAAATCTTTCTCTCTTGAGCTGGAGTGAAGGGACTTTTCCCAGGTTTTCCTTCCTCTCCCTTTTCTCCTCGTTCCCCTTTTTCACCCTTATCTCCCTTATCGCCCTTTTCTCCAAACAATTCCTTAACAAAAGATTGCAACTTTTCTTTCTTCTCGCGCTTTCTTTCACCCTCAAAACTCTCAAATTCCTCTACACTAATTCCTCTGCGGTTCAAAAGTTCTACTCTCGCCTGTTGCAGAAAATCCTGGAACTCTTGAGAAGCAATCACTATCCCCTGTTCCAAAGCCTCCTCCTCCATCTTCTGAAGGATTTTATCAATCTGCCGCTTCAACTCTTTATATTCACGGATTGTCATTTCTTTTTCTTCTTTGGTTTTGGGTATGAATGTTTTGACATATTACACCTTCTTAAATACTCTTTTTTTAGTTTTCACTTCGCCGGCGAAACTCTTCCCTCCCATAAAGCAGATATGCATATACTTCCCTTTTCCGAGAGTTTTTGTTCTTATGCGACCCCCCCTATTTGCACACTTCTCAAAGGCTTCTGGCATATTATGCGGTATAACCTTCCGTAACTATTACCTTGATAGCTGTCACCGTGTTGTTAATCCCCGTGATAGAACCTCTCCAAAGCCTTTCTCTGTCCGTTTCCCAAGACTGACCTCTATCCAGAAAAATTCCCGATGTCTTAAATGCTGGTTCTCCAAGCCATATAGTCAATCTTGACCTTGTACTTGAATCTGGATTTGTAACTCTGGCATAAATCCTAGTAGAATTTGCGGCTAAAATTGTGCCAGAAGAAGTTGTTGAAAGCGTTACCGCAGTGGTAGCGAATGTGTTAAATTCATAACCACCTTTTGTTGGATATTCCATAATAATTGTTTGATTTGTTATCGACCTATATCCCCGTGTCTTTTATTGGCTCTTTTTCGTTAGTGATAATTCCAATATCCGTAATCCATCTCTTGAACTCTATAACCAACTCCCGTATCTTTTCACGCTCTTCTGGCTTTTCTTCCAACACCATATCTTCTTTCAACTCCTCAATCCTTGCCCGAAAAATCTTAGACAGTGTTTCCTTGTGTGCTTTTAAGAAATCTTCTTCACTGTTGGTGAGCTTCATACTGACATTGGAAATGTTGCTTGTGATGAAGATGCCATTTGTTGCGGACGGGCTATAGACCCTCCCATTTCTGCCATCCCTCCAATAGCTTCTTCCGGCGACTGCACATCCTGGGATTCAAAGTCTATCGGAGAAAATCCTGCCAAATCAATCATCTTGTAAAAGACTTTTCTTGTTCTCGGCTCCCGCAGAATCGTTGGGTTAGAACCTATAATCTGCAGTATCGTCTGGAGCGTTGTGAGACGAGCGGAAACATCAATCTGTTCATTCGTCAAAATAATATCTATCTTGTACTTCAAATCCTTATAGTAATCTTTTGGGATTTCAATTTCTTTTAATTTACCGATACTTTCTTTCTCGATAGATTTGAACAGTTCCGATTCCTGTACGGAAGGAATCCGCATATTGTTGGCGATGTATCTCAGGATTGATTTGTTTGTCCTATTCGTCAATAATAACCCTCTCAACCTATCGAGTTCTTCTTCTTCAAACTCTCCACGGAGCATCAAACTATGCACATTCTTTTTTTGCTTTTTGAACTCTGGCAAAACCCAATCATAGAGAATATCTTTTAAGAACATTCCCAATTCCTCTCTTTTAAGGTCGAAGTATTGAGTCGCAAGGTTCGTCTGCAACACTGATGTGCCAAGAGGAGTCCCCGCAGGCGGACGTTCTCCCTTCATCTGGTTGTAAGAAAACGTAAGCTCTTGTATATGCTTGTCCCATTTGTTGTCCAACCAGTTATAGGCAGGCAGATTACGCTCTTCTACCGAAATTGGTGTGATTTCCGATAATACAGTCAAAACTTCTCCATTTTCTATCTGGTTAATAAGGTTTCGAGCCGTAGTATCGTCTTTTGTCTGGAAAATGTGCTTTGAAGACCATCTCTGACCGCTTCTCATCCAGTATTCTTGCTGGTTCTTGGCTATTTGCGCCTCAAACAAGCGCTCTGGCTGCCCCCTGCCCATAGCACGTCCTGGAATGTTGTCCCATTTCACTTCTTTGTACAAATCTTCTCGGTTTATGTTGTCAAAAAACATTATGTCCTTATCTTTTCCGCCTTCTGGTAAGATATAGTAGTTGTAGGAAGAGCCTACATCTCCGTGGCACTCCAAGACTTTCACAAATCCTTCGTCTTCGTACTCCTCGATGACTTTTTCCACTTTGTCCCACCCCTGTTGGTGCAACTGATAAGGAGTGTACTTGTGTTCTTCAATAATTAAATCAGAAGCTAGTATAGAAATAGCGTCTGGTTGGTTCCGTATGTTCTTAATGGGCACCAAATGGACTGAATTCTTAGCTTTTTTCGCCAATAAGTGCCCATACTTTGGATACACTAACACAATTTGGTTCAAAAACTGTCCGAATCTCTGCCCCGTACTGTTTTTCTGGTCTTTCATCCAGATTTTCAGGTCTTTTCCCATCATCCATGCCGGATAAAAACTTTGTCCGTCCTCGGCGATTATCCTGATATCTTTGGTGTCAAAATCAATCATCTTTGCCGACACTTCTGTCGGAGGAGTAATCACGTTGAAAAACGCTTTTTTAAATCCCGTACTGTCGTTTCCCGAATCCCGAAATCGGTTCATCCAGTAAAAGTCAATCAACTCTAAAATGTCCCGTTGCTTGCGTGCAAAAGTAGGGTTGGTTTCAACCTGAACTTGGTCATATATCTGCAGCTTCTTATTTATTGTCTCTGAAATTTCAGCCATTTAGATGAAACTTTCCACTGTCGTCCGATTTACTTTTTCAAGCTGTCTTTGGAGCGGACTCTTAACCGTAGCTTTCCCATGAAGTCCCCATACTGCAAGCAAGAAAGCGGTAGCCATGTCGTCATGCAATCCGTGAGGAGCCCCATACGTTACGTTCCCGCTATCCGTCAAGTTATACCCATACGCAGACAATTCCATTACCAGAGGGACTCCCGAAATCTCGTCTGGGGGGATGAATACTTTTTTCTGTTCAATGAACACAATCCCTTTCTCAACTAACGCCGCTTTGGATTTCCCAGAAAACTTGTAATCGGTGATGACGAACAGCCCTTCTCTCATCAAATCATCACATATGGGCTCTCCCACTGCGGTAGAATCAATGATAATCCTTGCGTTGTTGTACCTCTGTGCCACCCCTTTGATTCTTGGCTTTTGCAAATTGTACAAAATATCCTTGGAGCGTTCCGCATACACCACGTTGTTGTTGAAAGCGTCTATCACGCAGAGAGCCATGTAATCCTCATGCTTCCCTACGTCCACCCCCATCACATATTTATGGTCTTTTTTCACATCCGCCAGGGAATCGTCTTTCACAATCTCATGCACCGTGGAGAACACCGATGCGGCATCAGGCAAGAAAGAAGCAAGGTAGTTCTGTTTGTACACCTGCGAAGGGAGTTCTTTCTCCAATTCCTTTACTCTTGCAGGATTCTCTATCGTAGGGTTATCCAATGTCGTAAAATTAAAAGCCGAACCTTGCAACTTCGCTTTCTCGTACTCTCTCCAAAACCAGTTCTGCCCGAACGGAGTGGATATGAAGATTATCTTTCCATCCCGCGAAATGAGGCGAGCGGACAAATACGTCTCCCATATGTCTTTTGTGGTAATTGCGGCTTCATCGAACACAACCAAGTCCAATTCTTCTCCTAACAAAGAATGTGGTTCTGTCGCGGACTTCCCCTGAATCCATATCCCTTCCGACACCTTAATCTGCGGTATGGGCCTATAAGAAATTCTGTTGGATGCGTCAGGATCAACAAGCAAGTACCACTTTACAATGTACGAAAACACCTTCTGGGTAAGCTCGTATGTGGGAGCAACAATCCAAATCTTTACGCTGTCCCGTTTTCTTTCTTTTATCGCCTCAATTCCTTCCAAAAAAGTTTTAAGAGCTATATACGCGGATACGCTCGATTTCCCCCATCTTACCCCTGCAGCGATGACAATCTTTTCCGCTCCGCCCTTGTAACAATCCAATATCTTTTGCTGGTTTTTATGCGGTTTCCAGCCGATAAATTTCTGGAGATTTTCGTCATAAATCATGCTTGCATATTCTATCTTCGTAATTTACCTTGAGCCGAAATTCGTAGCTCTTTTTGCAGATATCGCAGACACTCCTTCCATTTCCCGAACCTTGGTATGTTTTTGAAGATGGCATAAATACTCTCTTCCACATTCCCATTGGCTCAAACGCCGGGGCTATGTGCCTGGGAACTGGGATTTTCATGCTGGTTCGTAAATCCCTTTTTTCTCATTAAATACCAATCTTTTCTTTGTTATAACCTTATCCTCTTCTTGAGGAGTTGTTATAACGTTTTCGGGCTGTTTTGTTATAACTTCCTCTGCTTTTTCTTCTAATGTTATAACACATAACTCGATTTCTTCTCCTGGGGTGAATAATGTTATAACATCTTTTGGCAATATCACCCCATAGCTATTCCCTATTCTTCGCAGTTTAGCCTTTATCTTTGTCATTGCTGAAATTTTCCTGTAGGGATGGTATATCGTAATTTCTCCGACTCTGACTGCCCTATCCCCACCCCCCTTATCCCTTTTCCCCCTTTAAATAAGATTATTTCTGCCTTATTACGTCGCAAAATAACTGTTGTGCGACATTTCAAACTGGCTTTTGTCTCCCTCTATTGAGTGCGTTTGTATTTTCCTTCTCCGTCAATACCTATGCCAATCATTTATTCTATTCTACCTACTCTATCCATTCTCTTTCAGATATCTTGTATCCCCCTATTCTCACCATTAAACGGAGGAGTACTTAACTGCTGGATATTCTGGAATAGTCCTACCACTTTAGGGCCGTGTTTTGGCCATCTATCTTTTAGAGTAATGATATTCTTCCCCGCTTCCATTGCCACTCGCTTGTCTGCTCCGTTTACAGCCCAGTTATACCAACGATCCGTTATTAAAGTATCATCATACGAGGCAAGATGCGCTTTGAATCCCTTGCTATTTAAAACAGAAGCAGGTTTTAAAGCGATACTTTTTGAATAACCCGCTTCTCGCAAAACTTTACCCGCAGAAACTCGCCCACCTTCTTGCAAATAATGAGCTAAAATATCGGCTGCTTTTTTCTGACGAATTGTTGACATATATGCTCGGATATTTTCAGAGAAAAAACCCGCCTATATGGTGGGTTAATCTTGCGCCCATAAGCCGCTCAATGCGCGGCATTATTCACTTGTCATCTCTATTATATCATCTGTGGAAAACTCTTGTCAAGTCGCTTTATTCTTCCCCTATTGACACGAATTGCATGGTCTGCTATCATGGAAATATGAGAAAAAAATGTTTCAACCACATTCATCCAAATAGCAACAGAATATGGTGGCTTGTTGGAATTATGGCAGCGTTGGCCTTTCTTCTCACAGGATTGCAAAATTGCGCGCCATTGCATTGCTAGCTCTTGCCCCTTGTCTCTATTCTATCACCGGATAGAGGCAAGCGCAAGGGGTAGATAAATCCCCTAAATGATGTAGCTGGTAGTACATTGACAATTTAATGACAGAAAATGAAATATACACCGAAAAGAAAAACGGGCTAACCATCAAAATCTTCCAAGACGATAACCCACAATCACCCGAAGAATGGGGAGATGATAGCTTGTTTCTTGTTGCGGACCATCGAGACTTTTATGTAAAGCCTCCAAAAAACAGCACCACAGAAAGCGTAGTCAAGGACTACAACAAAACTCATCACGTCTTCGGACTTGAAGCGTACATCCATAGTGGCGTAGTGCTCGCCTTATCCAGGGAGGGTAACTTCCCCGATAGACAATGGGATGTATCGCAGCTAGGCGCAGTATTCGTAGGCAAGAAAGACTATCCGGCAAAAGCACAAGCAAGAAAAGCCGCGCTAGGCTTGATAGAAAGCTGGAACGATGCTCTTGCTGGCAACGTATACGGATATGTTGTTGAAGACGAAAGAAAAGAGCATATAGACTCATGCTGGGGATTCTATGGAGATTACGACAAAAGCGGAATACTCGATCAAGCTCGTTTATCTCTCAAGCAAGCAAGCACGAAAGAGGAAAATAGAAAACGTGCTGAAGCATACAAGAAAGATGATATACAAAGGGCCGAAAACCTTGTAAAACCTTATGGTATGCAAATAGCATGAAACTGTACGCTACCATCACAAGCGAGCGAGCAAGCAAGGGACAGGGAGGGAATGAATATATCCGTGTAGAATTGCGACAGGCTAAAAATACACCTGTTGAATACTACATAGATTATGACTCAAAAGGGATCCTAGTGATGGGTTCAACCTACAACACATTACTAGAAAAAGGAGAACCAAAAGGCGAACAGCAAAAAGGCGAGGAGTGTGGAAATTGTGGCAGACCTGCAACGCAAAGCATCGGAGAAAGTATGAACCGATGCGACAGGTGCACCAATCTCTAAAAGCCAAAAAGCAAAAAGCCGTATTTACTACCAGAAATGCGGTTTTTTGTTATAGGAAAAAACCGATAGCAAGGCTGGTAGAAAATAGAAAATCGCAAACCTAC